TCGCAGTAGACTCGTCGGCAACATCCAGATTGTCGATTTCGCCGGTAAAGACAACGATCGGATCACCGTTGGGTTGCTCGTCTTCGTCTAGGATCTGCAACTTCACGATAAACGGAGAGCCTTGCACGCTGGCCGCTTCGTCATATTCCCAGATATCATCCGCTGCAGACCGGCTCACGGATATCAGCGATAGCGCCAGCGTGTATGCCTCGCCGTTGATGGCCGCCTCGAGCGACTGCAGCGCGTCTTCGGTGAACTGCGCCGGCCGATAGAAGTTGCCGTCGCCGTCGACGAAAGTGCCGCCTGTGCCATCCCACACGCGAATTGTCTCCTCCGGCAACACGACGTCGCAGAGGATGCGCAGTGATTTAATTGCCATCGACTACCGGCCCGACGCTCACTACCGGCCCACGCTTCAAGATCAGCCGCCACCTATAGTTGGCGCGCCGTATCAATTGGAAAGGCTCGTACCCCTTCGCGGCCCACTCGTTCAGGGTGGCTTCGACAGTGGTGTGCTTGTCCTCGAGCAGGTCAATAACCTTGTACATGCGCCCCTCCTACTGGTTCCAATAATCCACCGCCTCGACAAACGAGACAGACGGCAACGAGAATTTTCCAACGGCGTTTTGATCGATATCCATGCCGCGGTCCTCCGCCAGGTGGCAAAGGCATGTCGGCTGGTCGAACTCGAGATCGGCGCCTGCCGGTATGAGCTCGCGCACGGAAGGCGAAATCGGCACTGTCCAGATGTCGCCATCCACGGCAGTAACCGGCCCCGTTTCGTACAGGGCGTGGTTATACGAAAAGCGCACGCCGACGAGGTTGGCGTCGGCGTTGATGATGCGCAGCCGGATCGACGTTGCGCCTACCGCAGTCACGCCATCGGTAACGACCGATATGGCGCCCTGCGTGTATGGCGTGTCGTCGTCAAACGGGCTGTCGTCGCTGTGGTCAGTCTCAATAACCGGCTCGAATTTGCCGGAGACGTAAGGCGCCGACAGGCTGGAGCGAACGCGCACCGCAATCAGGCCGGGTCGACCGCCTAGTTTCTGGCGGATTGCGTTCCACGTCTGCCACTGGTCGCGATTGCGGTTCTGGAGGACAACGTTCTGGTAGTCGATCGCCCAAAAACCGAGGTCCGTCCGAGTGGATGGCTCTATGCCGCCGAGCGTTCGCCCCCCGCTCCTGCTAAACGGCACGAGGTTGGCGGATGCGGACTGTGGGCGGAGGACGCAGAGCGGCCATTCAATAATCAGCGCCATTCAGCACCCGCCTTATTTTTCTGATGGGCCGCCATCGTCGGAACCACCTGCTGATTTGCAGCAGACACGATTTTTGGCGCCGCGGAGGACACGGTTTTTTGCGACACCGATTCGACGAACGGCAAAAGATTGCCGTTGTTGTCCGCAGACACGCCGACTGTGACGTGGACGGCTTGTCCTCCGCCGGCAGCCCTTCTCGGAATCGCCGGCTCCTTGAATTTGACAGGGATGCTTCGGCCATCAGGCAGAGGTACGGCCGCTTCCGGCCCCGCCTCGCCAAAAATCGCTGCGCTGCTGGAAATGCCGCCGCGAGCAAAACGCTTCAGAGGCTGCGGCCTGCCGTGTGCAGCAACGCCGCCCTTGGCAAAGCCGAAAACCGAGAAAAGGCCGCCAAGTAGGCCGCCTCCTCCGCCTCCTCCGCCAAGACCGAATGCAGAGTTCAGTGCCACGTCGATCAGCTTGTCGACGACCTTATCAAGCGCATTGGCTAGGGCTTCGGCCGCAGACTTACCGTTGCGCAGATCCGAGATGAAGCCGCCAGTGATGTCCTTTGCCGAGCTCTTAAAGTCGTCTGCCGCTTGACGAACCTGATCCTGGCTCTCCTCGAGTTGTCCAGCCGCTGCCGCGGCCTTTGCGTAGCCCTCGGCCAAAGAGTTGATGCTGGCTTCAAGTTCCGGCGTGATCGTCAGACCCGCCTGTTTTGCGGCGTTCAGAAGATCCTGCTTTGCGGCAGCGAATTCAACGGCATACCCGAAGTCGTTGACGAGAGGGTTTAGGCCAGCCTGAGCGGCGGTTTCAGCCTGGATGGCTTCGGTGCGCTCTCTGATTTGCTCGGTCTCGCGTTGGAACTCGTCGGCTCCACCGCCCCCACCACCGCCTCCTCCGCCTTCGCGCTTACGACCGCCGCCGCCTCCACGACTCGGTGGTGGCTTGAAATCGGAAATCGATACCGGCGCAACAGCCTTTTTCTTGCGTTTACCGCCACGAGTGCGGGGTCCACCAAGCGAAGTCGAAGCAGATTCCGGTACAGCTTCGATGCCGTTCTCGCCGACGACGTACCCGGCGACGGTGTCAGGCATCGAAGCTGCCGCAGCGCGAACCTCCGCGAGCTTGCCGAGAACTTCGTTAAGGCGAGCAACAGCCTCGGTGTTGTCGAAGCCAAGCTTCGTGTTTAGGGCGATTCTCTCCTGGAGAAGCTGGACTTCACGTTCTAACGCGGTAACGTCGTCTTCTGCTTTTTCTTTGTCGATATTGATGACGTTGCCAGCTGCATCCGTCGTTCCAGATAGCTTATTCAGCGTATCGAGAATGGCATTCAGTGTGCCATCATTGGCAAGGAAGTCCTTGAACGCTGCATCAGCGTCCCTGATTTTCTGAATCAGGCCGGAGACGTCGAAACTGTTGATCGCGTTGGCCGCGCTGTTGATGCCTTGCGCGAAATTCTCGCTGGCGCCGGTCGAGTTGTTGAACTCGCGGGTAACGTCAATCAGCGCGGTCCACAAATTCGTGGTGGCCTGCGCAATTGTGAAAGTGGCATTGGCGGCTTTCTGCTCAAGAATGACAGATCCCGCCTCGAATGCGCGGAAGAAGGCCTCAGAGGAAATTGCGCCATCCACAACCAACTGTTTGAGTTGCGACACCGATCCGCCGGCCTCCTTCAGGCCAGCCGCGGCTGCCTGGGCGATCGTCGGCGCGCCTTCGAGGATGGAGTTGAATTCCTCAGCCTGCACCTTGCCGCTGCCTAGCGCCTGGCCCAACTGCAAGAGGGCACCGCTAGCGGCCTTCGCATCTGTACCCGCCACGCGGAGCGCCAAGGCAACGTTGTTGGTAAAGTTGAGCAATTCAGCGCTGGTGACGCCGAGTTCTTTCTGTGCCTGCGCCGCCTTGCCGTACAGAGAGGCCAGCGTCTCGATCGGAGCGCCTTTGTCTGCCGCGGCCTTCGCTAGGCCCTGATAAACCTTTTCCAATTCAGCGCCGGAAAGACCGGCTACCTTCAGCGAGTTGTCAATGCGGGTGGCCGCCTCTGAGAGACTGCCAAGACCGCGGATAACATCCGTAAAGACGAAGGCACCAGCGATGGCCGCTCCCGCCTGCACCAGGGAGGCCGTCATTGCCTTGCCGGTAGATGCGGCCTGCCTCTGGATTTGCCCCATTTGGCGGTTGGTTATGCCGCGCGCCTTGCTAAGCGAATTCTGGTAGCCCTTGAGGTCAGCACTCAACTGGACGACGAGGCGTTCAAGATCGGTTGCGGCCATAAAATATTTGCCCTATGTGAGGTCGCATGGGTACGCACAAAAAGCGCATGTTCTGTGAGGAAGAAATTGAGATGGTGTTGGCTGAGAGGCAGACTCCCAACCATCTCTTGCACTTGGTGCTAAGCCTAGTGACGGCGGGATTGTGGCTCCCGATATGGATCCTAGTAGCTTTGTTTGCTGGCGGGTCGTATAGGTGCCCTCGTTGTGGAGCCCGGACCCTCGGGTATGTTCCCCGCAAGTACAAACAAGTGCTGCAGCGGAAAAAGCTCGGCCAAGCAGAGGCCTAGAACTTATCCTTAGACTGGAGCCATTTCCAAAGATCGTCCGCCTCTGCGTTGGACATCTTCTCTTCGCCGCCGCCGTTCGCCTTCACATACCCATCAAACGCCGCCGCGAACTGCCACATGGACATCGCGTTCACTTCCTGCGGTGTGAAGCCCATTGCTGCGCCAACTCCATAGATCGAGGCGAAGCGGATCTTGCCGTTAGGCAGATCGTCTACGCTGCTTCTGGAATTGGCGCTTCCCGCTCCCCCACTGGCTCCTCTGGCGCCCCCAGCAGGCCAGCTGAGATAACAGCAATGGCAATCGGGTGATTTTCAAGTGGAGGCCGGCGCTCGACATACTGTCGAGTCTTTTTAAGCGCATCGGCGGGAGGCATTCCGCCGCCAACGAGTCCAAGACGGATGACGTTGGCGATGTCCTGCACACGCCACTGGTGAGAGTGCAGCCTGTGCAGGATCATATACGGGCCGGCGTCGCACTCCTCCTGCAGAGTGGCGAGCTCTCCCCAGCCGAGACGGAACGAATACGTCCCGTCTCCGAAGTCGAGCTCAATCCTGGCGTCGCGAGCCATTGTTAGAAGGTATCCGTGCGGACCAACTCGCCGTCGGACTGCATCGAGACGTTGAGCGTGACGCGGCCGCCCTGCTCGGCGCCGATTTCCAGAGATTCGACGTGCATTTTGCCGGTCCAGGTAACAGTTCCAGTCGAGAATTCGATCTCGATCTTGATCGCCACGGACTCGGTGCTTTCGTACCCGTCAAGCCAGGTCTCAACCGCGGATGCAGCAAGAACGCCTTCGCCGGAAACAGATGCGGAAATGCTCTCTACGTCGCGGCCCAACACAATGGGCTTGTCGGGATCTTCGCAGTCCGGAAGAGCAACTTCGGAAAGCGACTTGGTGAGCGAAAGCGACTTGGATGTAAACCCGCAAGGTGCGGTGTAGGTACCAGTTCCTGCCAGGTCGAGCAGGACACGGAATTTGCCAAAGCGCGCAGTGATTGGTGCCGCCATTTTGTGGTCTCCATAAAAAAGGCCGCTCAGAGCGGCCGCGATGTGGTGGTAATTGGTGAATGGCGGCTACGTGATCTCCACGAACGCCGTAACGCTGATTATCGCTCGGTTGGTAACGCCATCGCTTTCGCGCTGGTATCGCGTGATGCGGTGACGCAAGATCGCCAGCGCATTGGTCTGCAGAGCAATCTCCGCCTCATGCAGGGCCGCTCGCACTGCTCCAGAAAGCTTGCTTACCTCGGCGCTGCCGTATGCTTCATTCGAGCCCCACGACCAGCAATCGATTTGCATGGTCACCTCGAGTCCGTCGATACAGTCCGCATCGTCCGTAATGGCGTCGGCCGGACCCATCGTGATGTATGGAGGCGTCAGGGTGCCTCCCGGTGGACGGTCGTAGACGCGCGAGACGACAAACGACTTTACGCCCTCGTCGGCTTTCAGCCTTGTGATGACCGCGGCGCGTAGCTCATGTATTGGATCCATTAGCCGCCTCCCGCCGCCACTTCTCTGGCCGCTTTGTTCACTGCCCGAGTAATGCGGCCCTTGACGCGCTTACGGTTCGCTCTGAACGAGACAAAGAAGAAGGGCGAGGCCGCAATGGGTGGGATCGTCGCTCCCGCAAACATGCCGCCAGCAGTGTGGGCTGCCGTACCGAATTCTACGAAACGGGCGTAATACGCATCCGCATTGCCGGCATAGATCGTGATGGTGTTTTCGCTGCCAGTGTTTCGCATGCCTTGGCCGCGCACAGTTGCGATGGTCAAGGCGCCTTTCGGCGCGGAACCCCACGTCCAGTCGATACTGTTTTTCAGATCACCGCTATCAACCGCCACCAGACTTTTCATCATGGCAACGATTTCATTTGCGCCCTGCTGCATAGCCTCACGTATCCGCTTGCGCGCAACGATCGGCAAAAGCGCCAACTTCCTGTTGAGCTTGTCCACCCCAATAATCTTCGTCATGCGTCTGCCTGCGTGCCGATTGTCGCCAGCATGTCGATGTAATCGTTCTTCTGAGACACATTTATGGGTGGAGAAACGATGGCATAGATCGCACCTGAACGCGCATCCACGGCTCGCCATGAAGCGTCCAGGGCGCGCGTAGCGACATGCGAGCGCACGCGTATAGTCACGGGCTGCAGCCCTTGCAGGCGTGCGCCCATAACGGCCTCAGAGCCCATGCGCGGGATAATCTCGGCGGCATCAGTGAAGACTGTTGAATATTCACCAACTACAATTCCGCCGTAACCGTCATCGCCTGTGGTGCGCTGTTGGAAGTGTAGCCTCGAGCGAAGTTTGCCTGCGGGCATCTGCCGGCCTTTCGGTTGGAAGTGCCTTGCCCGCCACAATGGCTGCGGCTGCGCAAGCGCGCGTCACATTACGGGTGGTGTCAGCCTTAAAGGCGATCGTTACGGGCGGCCGAGGTTTCCAGTCGTAATCAGCTAGAAACCTCATCCACATTAAAGCGCGACGTTCGGGAACTGGATGTCGACAGCAAGGACGGTCGTCGACTTTGCGAGGCCGATAAGGCAGACATATTCACCGGCGCCGACATCGGCGAGAGGACACACGCCGCCTGGCGTGTCGCTAAGGTATATTGCTTGGCCGGCGGTCAGGACGGCACCCACAGTAAGGTCGCCGCTCTTGTGAACGGTGATAGGTTGACCATCCGATGCTCCGTTAAGAGCGATCCCACCTGCCTGGCGAGCGGCGGCAGTTGCCGTATTGCTGTCGGCGAGCATCCACTTTTTGGTGGTCGCGCTTTTGTAGACGGCCTTGCCGGCCGTAATCGTTTCGCCGGCCATGCCGTGTTCTTGCGCGGAATTCGGGCCCGCGATGATATCAGATGCAGCTAGGACCAAATCGGCCATTTGAAGTCTCCTGCGGCCTTAAGCGCCGCGTCTGTGATTGCAAAGAAGCGCGTCGAAAGCAGACCAAGCCGGTGCAGCATCGTTCTCGCGATTTTCGTATGCGTCAGCGATCCAAAGGAGCATCGCGTGTTTAATGCTCGCCGGCAGGTCCGCGTAGCCAACAACGGCAGTTAGGATGATCCGAGAACCTGGATGGATGGCCGGCCAATGCTGGCCGTACTTCGTGACGATCGCAGCCTCGAGGCCGTCAAACCGCTCTTCGTAAACGCTAGTCGCCAGAGCCTGCGTTGCGCCGTCAGTGTCGACGTAGGAAATAGATGTGACCGACTGCGCCGGAGCCAGCGGCAAACGCGCCATGTCGCAGAAGCTGTCGCATTTCACTTCGATTGTCTGCGTCGCCAACGGCGAGCCACAGTATCGTTCGACGTGGTCTCGGGCCGCTGCAATCAGCGCCTCAAAAAGTGCGTTGTCGTCGTCATGCAGGACGACGCTCTGGCGCTTGGCGTCTGCGACGGTAATAGGCTCAGTCGGTGGCGTCGTTACCTTCGGCGGATACCACATCCGGCTTGCCCTTCTTCGTACGCCGCTCAACGGTCGGCTGCGCTACCGCGCGCTCTGTCTCTTTCTTGGCAACTGGCAATGCGTATCCAGCGTCGATCAGCCGAATAGCTTCATTCTGCGGAAAGTCACGCTCATCGCCGGGCGAGAGCGAATATTCATTGCCAGCAAGGCCGACCAACATCTTGATTTTCATGGGAGCTCCTTGGGAGGAGGCGGGGCCGAAGCCCCGCCATCCAAGTTAGACGGCAGCCGTGATCAGGTGCTTCACCGACGCGGCGTCACCCAACTCTCCGTCGAACCGGATGAGTCCCGCCACGCCGAGATCCGGCCAGAACCTCTCCCTGAGGACCCCGATGACCGGCGAGCCAACCTTCCTGACAAAATATCGCGAGAAGTCCCCGAACAGCATGACCTTCGCAGCAGCGCCAAGCGACGCCATGTCGTCGTTGATGCTGTAGCGGTAGCCAAGCAGCGTGCCAGGCTGAGCCGTCGTGACGTCCCCCATCGCCCACAGAAAATTACCCTGCCCGTCCTTCAGTTTTCTGATGGCGGCGAGCGTCGTGTCGGCAAACATAAAGCGAGCCTTCGGCGAGCGCCTGTAGGCAGCGTTGACCGAGTGCAGCAGGTCTATGATCTCGTCCGCCGTGATCGCAGCAGTCGCAGCGGCCGTCTTGCCGAGCGTCGAGGCAGTGACAACGCCGTTCGGGTCGCCGGTACCGTCGCCGATCGTCAGTTCACGGTTGGCAATACGGCCAAGGCGCTCGCCGAGAAGTGAGCCGAGCAGCGATTCCATGTTGAAGATGGAATCCTGCGCCAGTTCCATCGAGAACTTCACGAACTCCGTATCGTAAACGTACGCGTCGAGCCGCTTCTGGCCGAAGGTAACGTTTTTCGCGCCGGTATCGCCGAGGGCGTTGCCTTCGGTGTGCTTGACTGCGGTCACGGCCGTGTCATCGACCGTGGGCAGATTGATCTGATTGCCGCTCGCCGTAGAAATGACGGTAGCGACGTCCTCAGAGTACATCGGACCCCAGTCAAGCATCGAGCGGACGATTATGTCAGCGAGCTCGACAGGCACGGTGTAGCCGCCAGGGGCGCCAGAGGTGGTCACCTGAGTACGGAATTCCTTCGCGGACTGAACGCCGGCCTTCAGAACAGAACGCTCTTCGGCGGAAAGCTCGCCAATGTCGGCGCCGCCAGCGAGGAACTTGTAGAAGACCTCGCGGTACTCGACCTTATCTCCGTCGTCCTGGCCGCGAGCCTCGCCATCGCCGTTGCTCGGGCGCTTTTTAGCGCGCTCTTCTGCCTGACGATCAGCAAAGCGCTTCTCGAGAGTAGTCATGCGCTCTTCGCGTTCGATCTTGCGCTCTAGGGCGTCAAACTCGGACATGATGGAATCGTGACGAGCCTCGAGCTCAGCAGAGCGAGCTTCGTCGGTATTGGCGTTGATTTCGTTCAGCGCCTCGCGCGCCTGCGTCATAAGACGGCCGCGCTTTTCCTGCAGTTCGGTAAGGGACATGATTTTCCTTTCGGGCAAAGAAAAAGCCCGTCGCAAGAGCGTACGGGCTGTGGTGAATGGCAGGACGGTCCTGCCTTCCGGCCGGGCCGGGTGACTACGAGGCGTGGCGTCCTGCCGTTATGCCCCGAAATGTTTGCTCCATCGCAGCTCTCTTGCCGGCGATGCGCCGCTCTGCGGCGGCTTTGTTTTCGGCCTTGCGATACTCAGCCGTTCTCGCCTCAGTGCGAGCGGCCTCCAACGAGCGCAATGCCAGGCTTGTGTCGGGATATGCCGGAATAGGCGTTGCCGTGACCTCAAAGAGCTCGGCCTCAATGACAGTGCGGTGCGGAAGGTCGCCGGCGTCGTCCCATTCCTGCTTCGTAGCTCGGAACGAGAAGCTCATGCCGCTGACATCGCCGCGCTCAACCAACGTCCAAAGGTCGTTGCCGTCGGTGGTGTCCGGAATGTCGATGTCAACTTTCAACCCATGGCTATCTTCAGCAAGGCGTAGCGTGCCACTACGCGTCCTGCCAACGACGCGACCAGTGTCGTGATTCACAAGCGCAAGGATGTCGCCGCGCAGTGCCTTGGTGAATGCGCCTGGCGCGATCCGCTCAACAAAGTAGTCGCCGATCGTCGTATCGCTGTTCCACACAACCGCGTAGCCCGTCAGCGTCCGCTTGTCGGATTCTGAGCGGAACTCTACGCCGAGAGCTCCGCCACGTTTTTCAATGTCCGTCATGCGGCTTCTTCCGCCTCGTCCTGATTGTTGTCGTTGGCTGGCGGGCGATCGGCGCCGGGAGCGTTCTGCTGCCCGTAGGTGGCCGTTCCCAGTGGTGCCGTTGCGCCCTGCAAGAACAGATCGTCGCCGTGCGGCTTCGCTTCACGGTTTTCTAGTGCTCTTGCCTCATTGGGGGTCAGCAGCGCGTTCTGCACGGCCTTTGCCAGCCCGTCCATGCGCGAAAGGAAATCGCCGCGCATCAATCCATCGAGGACGTGCGAAATGTAACGGTTTCCGCTGCCACGTCCGAAGAACTTGAGGTTCAGCTCATCCTCTAGCGCCTTTGCCCACTGGCCGATGAGATGCTGAACGAGCATGAGATTCTGCTGTTCAGTGTTCGCCATTGTGCCGTGCGTCAGATCCTGCAGAAATACAGGAGGAAGTTGAAATGATCTTGCGATCTCTTCCACTTGGAATCGCCGGGCCTCGACCATCTGCCCCTTGGCGGGATCCGTGCCGACCGGCTTTAGCTCGTTCCCCGGCGGAATCGGGAAAATCTGGCTGCTGCTCGATTTCGCTGCGCCGATCGCTCGCTTGATATCCTCATGCGCGCGCTTCAGCGCATCCGCGCCCTGTGGCAACGGGCCAACGAGGGCAAGCGGAGGGACGCCACCGCCGGCAAAGAAGTTGCTGCCGTAGTCATTCATGGCCAGCGCAAGCTGGATGGCTTTCGAAGCCATGTTGATTGGGCCGTAGTGCTTCAGCCCGCAACTGCGCCTCATAAACGGGACGTCAATGACATCAGCTGCGTCGTAAGTCTTGCCCTCAAACTCGTATGTGACCTTCAGACCGACACGTTTGATTGTAGTCTTTGCCGGATCCATAGGCCAAAGCGAGTCGATGCCCTGCGGCGTTCGCTCGATGTAAGCAAGGCCGCGACCGCCAGTGAATACCTGCTGCCAGAACCATTGCCAGAATGCAAACGAACCAAGCGCGTCGTTGGGAGCGACATTCACTACCATCTCGAGCTTGCCGCGGACGCGCTTTGCGCCATCCTTGCTGTCCCGGTACGCGTGGCGCGGAAGGGCGGCGAGCGTACGCGACAGGAAAGCAACCGCAGCCCAAACCGCCGGCACACGCAAAGCGCTGTCGATCGTGACGTTTGGCAGGCTTCCTGACTCTACGCCGAAGTAGGCGAGGAAGTTTTCCGCACTAACTGGAATCTTCTCGTTTTCAGGACTTGAGCGCGATTCCGGCGCGTTTTTCTGCCTAAATGGCCACATCAAAAGGCTCCCAATTGCGCCAATGAAAAGTCGGGGTCATCCCATGCGGAGGTCTGCGGAGGCGCCGCACCAGGCAGACCGTCGGCCGCCGCGCATGTCGCCATCGCGATCGTAACGAGACCGTCGATACGGCCACGCGAGCGCTTCTTGTCGAACGCACGATTGCCTTGGCCGTCGGCGTCGACGAGGGCGTTTCCGGCACACATGTAGGTGACCGGCGATGCGTCGATCGTGATCGACTTCTCTAGAATGCGATCCTCAAGGCGCTCGATAGCCCGCGGCATGCAAAGCGCTCGCTCTTCAAACGCGACGCGCTTGCCCTGACCGTGGGCGACCAGCTTGAGCCCCTGCCCTTCAGGTTTGTCCGGGCCATCGTATTTCCAAACCGGAAAGCCGATCTGCTCACATGCGGCAATGAAATCGGCCATGCCAGCCGGGTCGAACGCAAGAAACTCAACATTTTGTTCTGAGCAGAGCTTCTTCACCTCGGCTGCAACGAACGTCTTGTCGATGACGGCGCCAGGCACTGCGGCCAGATCAACCAGTGGATCCTGGGACCACTCGACATACTTGGCGTTGTCGGAGAGCGCGCGTTCGGCAAGACCGTCCTTGGTAGTCCAGTACCAAGTCTTCGCGTAAAGATGGCTCTTCTCGTCCGCCCAAACTGCAGTCAGAGCAGTCAGATCGTTTTTGTCTGACAGATCTAGCGATAGCCAGCACTTGCGCCCACGTTGCTTCTCAGGGTCAACCCGCCCCTGGACAGCCGCCCACGCGTCTTCTGCGATCCAGAAATCGGCTGCGCCAATCGGGATGCCGAAATATAGCCGCTTGACCGAAAACGCGGTCGACAGCAACACGCGTGCGGTGTTGACTTCGCCGCGGATGTTCTCAATGGGGAAGGTCACGCCCAGAGCTGGGAGCGATTTTTTCCAAACGGCCTCGTTTTCGAAGACCGTGTCGCGGTCTTTTTTGTCGACGCGGCAGATGAACGCGAAAGCTTCATCGTCGGAAATTTCGCCGGTCGCCACCTTTTGGTAGAACTCGCTGTACTCGGTGCCGACGATTTGGGTCGATGCAGGCGTGTTGGTCCCCAGCAGCATCAGTCCGTCGCCGGGCATCTTCGCGATTGCGCGCTTCCACGTCTCGATCGAAGAATTGTCCCGAAACTCGTGAATTTCATCGGCGGCAACCATGACGGGGCGAGGCCCGCTAATGGCTTGGCCGTTCGCGAGCGACTGGAACTTCCCGCCAATCTCCGGAAACTCGATTTTCCAAGCGTTGTCGCCCTCGCCGCGGATGATCACGTCACCGCGTGAAACGAGTGAATCCTCCTCGTCCTCCTCACCGCCGGGAATTGGTGCGCGGCACATGGCCACGGCGTCCTTGAACAGGACGTTAGCAGTCGCGCGATCTTGGCCGATCGAATAGACCTCGGCGCGCTTAACGCCATACCATCCGCCCATATACAGGCCGGTTGCGGCCATCCAAGGCGATTTGGCCTGGCCCTTGCCGGTCTCCACCCACGCGGAGCGAAAGCGCATCCGGCCGCTGTCCTTGCGCCATCCGAACAAGCTGCCAGTGCAGAAAACCTGCCACGGTAGTAGGTTGAAGGGCTTGCCCTCAGCTGCACCGGCCGTGATTGAAAGAACAGCAGGCGAGAAGCCGATCGCGCGAGCAGCGTCTTTCGCACTCCAGTGCAGGCCGCGCTCATGGCCGTCCCTCAGATCCTTCAAGTGCCGCTCGGCGGCTGCCATTTGATACTCGCCAGCAACGATCCTGCCAGACACTACGTCCTGGGCGTACTGCGTCGTTGGGTCATCCGTCAGCTGGTTTGAGGTATGCGTCGGCCGCTCTACTCTTCTTCTTGCCACGAGCCACCTTCGTTGCCTTCCCGCGGCTCAGCGGGTCCAGTCCAAGTTTCGCCTCAAGGATCACGATACGCGCATCCGCGTGCTGCATAGCCGACCAGTAGGGGTTCCATTGACCGACTTTGGCTCGTTTTCCCGATAGGATCGCGCCATGCTCGGCGACATGTTTCGCGGCCTTCCCGTACTGCACACGGAATTCGACGAGACGCCTCACGGTGTGCCCGTTCGCGTCCGCGAGAGTGCCGGCGGCGGACAGGTCCGCCATTACCGCGCCCCAGTGGCTTGCGGCTTCTGCGGAATCGACCGGATCTGGGTAGAGACCCGACCAATCGGGTTCGGGCAAAGTCGCATCTGACATGCTCATCCCCTACGGGGATGCTCGACATCCCCCTACTTCAAAATTGCTCGCAGTGCGAACGGAGGTGGGGCACGGGTACGGCGTCCGGACGTCCAGAGCTCGTCACCCACCCCCTCCGCCCCTGTTCCAGGGGTGTTGTGGGTCAAGCGGTCGCCCGTCCATGTCGCAGCCGATAACGTGCCCACGCTTCTCCTCGCGTTGGATAAGGCCGTCGTGATGCGGCTGGCACACGCTCTCATGATTGTTCGGGTCAACGAACAGACCCCAATCTCCGCGGTGCGGCGTGCGGTGGTTCACGACCGTTGCCTCGGTCACGATCTCGGATTGAAGACAGCGCCCACATAGCGGCTGCCGCGATAGCTGCGCGTGACGTGCGTCTTGCCATGCCTTGAGGCCGTACCAGCGGTGGTAGGTGGCCGCTTCTGTGGTCCTGGACATGTAATTACTCCAGCCGAAGAGCCAACGATAGGCGCTGGAAAGTTGTGCATATCAACGCAACAACCACGCGTGCCCTTGCAACTCGACGATAGCGGACTTCTTCTTCGTTGGGCAGAAAAGGAGAAAACATGAGCGACAAGAATATCGTGCACATTGGCGAAAACTCTCCCGAGGAAGTCGCCTTCAAGCTATTGCAGGCAGTTGCCGCTGTAGAAAAGAAGTCACTGTCTGCGGCAGACGCGTCCGACCTCAAGCCTGGCTGGTCTAAGGCAGACAGAACATACATTCTCTCCGCGTACGGAGAATGCATTTCTGCTGTACGCCACGGTTGGCACGAGCCCAAGGGGTAACCGACGCACGCCTTATAGGCGGGCCGCTTTAATTCCCACAACCAGGAGAGCGGCCCGCATGATTGCCGCGTCGCTAGAGGATGCGCGCTCCGGCGATCGGGATTGACAGCCACCGCAGGACCGAAGCCGGTCAACTAGGCGATGTCGCGGGTCAGACCCTAGAACTGCCAATGAATGACCACCAATGGCGGGGATCGTAGAGAGACGTAGGGTGGTACGATAGGTGCCCTGCGCCAGCGAGCGGCGCAACCGTTGCTTACCTTGCGCCTCTTCCGATCACGCGGTCTTAATTTGCGGAACCGCCTGTTGAATGCCTCAAATACAGAGCCTTCAGGATCAAATACACGGCTTTTTCTTCAGTGTTTCCGGACAGCAGATATCCGATAAGATCGTGCCGCATATCCACAGTGAGGCGTGGCCGGAATTCCTCGGCCCGATCAATTCTGTTTTGCTCAAAGTAGTGGATGATGTTCAGCACAAAATCGAGCGCCAATACTATTTCACGAGCATCAATAAGGTCTTGCCTCGACGAAGCGTACAGCTCCGGCGGACCATGGAAGACGACCTTAACGTCTTCGTTGTACTCGTGCTCGATCACATTCCCCAGAAACTGTAAGGACACAAGCGCATTCAAAAGTAGACTTGCACGTTTCAAATAAGAGAGCTTGTGGGTGTGAGCGTCAGTTTCTTTGTTCAGCCAACGCTGGCAGCTCTCGAGCCACATTGTGTGAATCTGGCGCGTTACATTTGGAACAAAATCCGCGTGAATCGCATACGCTCTAAATTGAAGAAAGCAATACTTCCGGAATGCGTAATTAAATTCGTCGTAGTCAGCCTGCCACGACTCAAATGTTTCGGCGCTAAATTCAAACATTCTTGGGTTCCCAGCGGCCTTCCCACATAGCAAGAAGGCACAGCGGTTTGATCCACTGTGCCTTGCTACAAACGCAATTATTTGCGGTCAGGAGGCCGCGGCTACCATTTCAGCAGAGTTAAGAAACGCAAAATGCTTCGTCGGATTTTCCGAGAGCTTTGCCTCTCCGTTGGGATACAAGGTCTTGAAGCGCGTAATATCACGCGCCAATGCGTTCTTGGCGTCTTGAACCGCTGGTTCTCTTTCGTGATTTATCATAGCTTCATCCCAATATTGTTGTTTGTGAACGCCCAGATAGCAATAACGTTCCCGCAGACACGTTAGGCCCACTCTGTCAAGATTCCGTAAAGCGCGCAAGCGATTTCGCGGGGCCTATACACCAACGTATTACGCTACTCAAGTGCCGATCGAAAATCGGCCGCCACTAGGTCCAAGTCAAGGCTGTCGCGTGGCTGGGGCACTCGCTCCAAGGCGATCTGGTGCAACGTGTTGCAACTGTGCAAACAAGAAGCGGCCGGCTCAACCAGTTAAGGGAGCCGGCCGCATGATCGCCCGTCGCCGAGAGGAGGCAGCGCCAGGCAATGGGGTGTCCTCGTTTCGGTGCCTCGACTCTAGATCGCACTTGATGCAGAGATGATCGGACGCGAACACGAG